GGCCCGGTCGCGAGGGCCCGCTGGCCGACCGGCTGAACGGCTTCGGCGTCGTGCTCCTGAGCTTCCTCTTCAGCCCCGCCCACCTCGCGCTCGACCGCATCCTCGCCCAGGACCTGGCCCAGTCGCCCGGCCTGGCGAGACGCTTCTTCGACGCCGGCCCCGGTCACTGCCGCGCCCGCGTCGCCGCGTTGCTCGCGGAGGCGGCCAGGGTAGGGGAGATCGCGATCGACGACCCGCTGCTCGCGGCCGCCGACCTGTTCGCGCTGTGGCGCGGCTTTCTGGAGAAGGAGCTGGAATTCGGCCTGATCGACGCGGTCGACGACCCGCTGATCACCGCGCGGGTCGAGCGCGGCACCCGTCAGTTCATGAAGATGGTGGCGCCAAGCAGCTGATGGACGATGGTCGGGAAGAGAGGATTCGAACCTCCGGCCCCTGCCTCCCGAAGGCAATGTTTAGTAGGGTTTCCGCCGGTTTCAGCACCGATTGACCCCTCTTGAACCCGGAACAGGAGGGGTACTCTTCGGGAACGTGTTGAAGTAACACCGGACCGGCACCGGAGACCGGAAATGACGCACTACGTACCGCCCAGCCGCTGCGCGAAGCGGCCATCATCGGCAGAGCCTCTCGCGCGAGCCGCGTCCTATCGCGGCTCGCTGAAAGACGCGTCGGAAACAGAGGCGGCAAGCCTGCTCCGTGAAGCGTTGGCCTATTTCGGCCTCGACCGACCCGGCGCTCTACCGGCTTCCCCGCTCGGCACCCGGGGCGACCAGATCACTGATGTCGATGTCGACGTCCTTGCGGTCATGCGGTGCGGGGTTGCCTATCTCGACGCCCTGGCGGGCAGGAAGGCTCAGGCCCAGGTCGGGCGATATCTGGACGCGGCCGCGCTCCTGAACCCTCTTGCCGACAGCATCTTCGAAGCGCGCCGCACCGAGGTGATCGCCGCATCGGGGGCGGCGGCGGAACAGGCGACACGCGAGGCGGAAGAGGCCGCGCGAGTAAGCCGCGCCCGCGCCGAGCAGCTGGTCTACTTTATCGGTGGCGAAGACGGGCCTATCAAGATCGGGCTTGCCAAGGATCCCGAGAGGCGGCTGCGCGCTCTTCAGACCTCGCACCCGACGAGGCTGGAGGTCTTGGCGACCGCGAAGGGCGGGTTCTTCCTAGAGCGCAAGTATCACGCCCGGTTCGCGGCGGACCGGCTGGAGGGCGAGTGGTTTACCCGCTCGCGACCGGTTCGCTCAGAGATCGCGCGTTTGACGCGCGGAGCCGTTCCCTCGCCTCTGGCCTAACCCGTGACGCCAAACGCGCCGGGCGCGAGCTTCTCGACCTCGGCGATGATCGCGTCCGTCACCTCCAGCACCCGCCCGAGATAGCCCGCGTCGAACGCCGCGTAGGTGTCCGACGTCGTGGCGCGGCGGTGGCCGAGCATGATCTGCCCCTCCACCCAGTCGCGCTCGCCCAGGCGCTGGCGCCCGAGGTGGGCCATAGACCGGCGGATCAGCTTCATCCCGCCCTCGCCATCGCCGGGCAGGCCGAGCTCGGCCGACATCGATTGAAATGACTTCCGGACCGAGTCGACGCTGACGTAAAAGCCCTTGTTCGCGTCGAGCAGCGCGGCGACCCGGTGGCCGATCGGCACGATGGGCCGGTGCTTCTTCGTCTGCGGCCGGCCGCGCGGGTTCAGGTTCAGCGCGCGGGCGTTCGAGTGCCACTGGTCGCGCTCGCGCTCGGTCGAGACGTCGTGCGCGGCATCGGGCCGCGCCCAGGTCGCCACGCTGATCTGGAGGAAGCGGAGCAGCTGCTCGCGCTCGCGGCGGCGGCGCTTCATGATCGCGTCGCTCTCCCCACCAGGATCCACGCAGTAGCTGAACATGCGCGCCAACGTTTTCACGTCGGCGCGGTAGGCAGGGGTCCGGCTGACCTCCGACGGCGGCTTGGCGGTGAACGCGGCCGCGTAGAGCGTGTCCTTGCGCGCGTGGGCGAAGTTCACCGCGGCGGCGAGCTGGCGCACGCTGGCCTCGATCGTGCCGGGGGTGCGCTCGCGCTCGGTCCGCTCCTCGCCCTTCACAGTGACGATCGGCACTTCGGCCGCCCACTCCCGGAAGGCGTCTATCCAGTCGGCGTCGATGTCCTCGCATGCGGTCGCCAGCCGGTCCGTCTGCGCTAGGTACTCGGTGACGTGCGCCAGCCGCGGTCGGATCGAGCCGATGCTCGACCTGCCTTCGCGCGCGACCAGGTAATCGGCGATCGCGGCGGTGACGAGATGGCGGGCGCCGGCGCGGAGCGGCTGTCCACAGGACCCGCAGACGGCCTGCCCGCGCTCTTTGGTCAGGTAGAGCTTGTCGAGCTCGTCTTCCGCCTGTTGGACGTCCTCCGTGCCCGTGCTGCGCTGACGGTTACGTCCCGAGCCCTCGTCGTACCAGACGATCTGTAGGAACGGGGTTCGAGGGCTTCCGTCTCGGCGTCGATCGTAGGCGAGCCGATACTTCCCGCGGGCGTAGAGCCCTTGATCCTCTTGGCGCATGCATTCCTCTGCTCTTCGGCGGCGAGCCTCTGGATCAGCTCACCCACGCCGTTGGCGTTCAACACGTCGAGCACGTCCGCTTCGATGCGGAGGCCCTTTCCCTTCTCCGTCTGGCGCGACCAGTGCCGCGCGACGTCGCCCATGCTCAACATGGCTACGATTCCTTCTTCTGATTTGATGCGAGCGGCGGCTCCCCCCTCCTATGCGAAAGGTCGGGGGTGGGGGAGGCGAGCCACGTCTCAAACACCTCGATCACGGTAATAGGATCAAGGTGATGCTTTGCCGCAATCGCGATGGCGCGCTGCTCGTCAGCAGGGCCGTCATCATAGCCCATCGCCAACAGAGCGGCACGGGCGGCTTCAAAGTCCCGTTCGTTAGGCTCGGAAATCCAGTCACAGTCGCCGCTGATCATGCTGTCCTGCGAGTAGACCTTCGCCATCGCCCGCGCGACGCGCTCCACCAGCCCGTCGACAGGCTCGGGGGTGTCGGGGGTCATGGGCGGGGCCTCATGGGTCCGCGCAACAGCCACACTCGCTCGCCTTTATGAGCGGCCACGGCGTCGCCTGCGAACAACGCTCCAATCGCCACGATCAGCAGTCCGGCCTCTCGCCAGAATATCGCCCCGATCAGGCCTATCGCAATCATGCCAAGGCTGATTACGAACCACCGCCGCGCGCTCACGCCCCCTCTCCCTTGCCGGTAGCCGCGATGGCGGCTGCGCTCGGCTCCGATCCGGTGAGAGCGCGGATTGCGTTGCGCGCGGTATCGCAAAGGTCTGCCCAGATCGCGCGGTTTGGCTTCCAGTCGGGATCGTCCAGCGACTCGCGACATGCCTCAACGTACAGCCAGTCAGGGTGACACGCTTGGTCGTTGCCGCGCGTATCCCGTTCCCCTGCGATCGGATCGCTTGAAGGGGTGGCGAGGGCGCGGGTGATGGCATCTGCCAGAGGCACCGCGCGAGCGTCGCTCAACACGGTTAAGCGGGGTATCTCCGCCAGAACCACAGATCGTGTCGCGATGTGACCCCGCTTAGCCCGCAGCCGCTCCCCATCCACTGACCCCACCGGCGCGGGGGGCTCGGATGCGGCGCGGGTGTTCCAGGCGGCTAGAATATGCTCCCACTCCGCCATCATGCGCGAGCCAAGGAAGCACGTCTCAGCGTGCTCAACGATGAGGCCGAACGGCTTGTCAAACTCTCCCGTGTCCTCAACCCAGCGCGCTTCAGCTCCGCAGAACGGGCACGGCTTCAACGCCTCCGCATCCACGGCCATGCTGGGCTCACCCATGGGTCGGTCCTTTCAGAGCGGCGATCACGATGTCGACCAGCTCGGCGGGCTTCACCGGCGTCATCTGAACGACCTTGCCGCCAGCATAGTATCGGTCGGTGATCGCCTTTCGGGCGCGTAGGCGGGCCGCATCATCTGTCGAAAGCGCCTCCCGCTCGCTCGCCTCTCCCGCATCGGTCTTGGCGGCTAGGCGGTCGACGAAGGCAAGCATGGCGGCGACAGCGCGGCGGTATAGCTCGCGGTCCATGTGCGGCGCGTCGGTAAGATGCTCGGCCAGCACCTCGCGCGCCACGTCCTCGCGGGAGATCGGTTGATTGGTCATGCGGGGTTCTCCGGTTTACGGGCGAGACGAACGGGGTATTTGCGGGTGCCCAGCGCCTCTTTCATGCGCGCGTGGGCGCGCTCGGCAATCTGGCGCAGGTCAGCGTCAAGCTTGCGCTCGGCGTCCGTCCGCAGATCGGCATGGCAGTACGGACACTTGCCGAGATATGCGGCGTGGTTGCAGCCCGTCATTGTGCGTCACCGGTCGGGGATGGGAGGGCCGCACGATCAAAGCGTTCGATTTCGGCCACGAGCAGGGCGGCGGCGCGCACAAGGTTGGTTCGCCGGTCTTTCGGCTTCCATTCCCAATCATGCGGCCAGACCTGCTGGGGCGTCTGCAAATGCGTGATCCAGAACGGCCCGTTGCCGCCGGTACCAGCGAGAGCATAACAAACAGCCGCGCGCGCCAGGGCGTTGTCCCGGTCGTGTCCGTCGTCGTGCTCTGGCGTCCAGCCCAGCTTCTCGCGCTGCCGGGTGCGTTCGGCGGCTACATCAGCGAACGCTTGATCCTCCACCGGACACGACTTGAGAACCTCACGCGCCGTACGCTTCGCAAACTCGGCAATCTGCCCGTAAGGATCATCACCGTTACGAAGCGGCTGATATTCAGCAATGCGTTGAAGCGCCGCCCGTGCGACCGATGAGTCACATGGATGGGACGCATCAGCGAGGCGTTGGCGAGCGATATGCTCAGCGGCCCGGCGGCGCATGTCCGCCAGATGCTCGGCTGTCTCGGCAAAAATCGCGGCCGCAGGAACGCACTGGGTCGCAAGGTCACGGTCAGCGTCGGTCACGGACACGTCATCGCTCCCTGCATTAGAGGAAGGGCTATCGGGGTGGGTCATGCGCGAGTGTCCGCTTCATATTCCCGCAAAGCCGCATCGGCGATTGCGGCAAACGGACCCATCCTGATCTTCATGCCTTGGCTTTCGCCCAGCGCGCTATCTTCACGGACGATCCGGAACAGCGCGCTATAAAGACGGTCTGCGCCACGCATCCGCCGCGTGATGCTGTCGTGAGCGCGAGTTACAGCGGCGCTCATCGCATTTTCGTCGTTCTTCTTCCAAGCATCCACGGCGGCGGCGGCGAAGTCATGGAGGGCGGTGAGAACGATCTGTTCAGGGGAGATTGCATTCTTCATGCGGCCAGCCTTTCGGATTTGAAGCAGTTCACGCACATCGGCGCGAAGAAGTCGGGGGTTGCGAGGTCGCGCTCGCGCGGCGGGCGATCCTCCCAGCCCCACGGGTGGCGGTTGGAAATGCGGTGCTGCAATGCTTGGATGCGGTCGGCGGTGGCCGGACACACGCGCCGGATAATGCGAAGTTCGCCCTTGCTCGCGAACGCTCCGCACAGGCATTCACCGGACATACCGAGTTCGATGGACATCGGGTTGCGGGGTATGCCTAGATCAGCGACGTACCGCTCCCGCCAGGACTGACCCGCCCAATAGAGATGGTTCACCCACATCTGCGCGCCCTTGAAGGTGATCTCGCGCCCGCCGTAGCCGCTGCGGCGCTGGCTATCGTCGTGGCAGATGCCGGTGAGCAGCATCACCTTGTCCGATCGCGCCGTCTTGCGCTGGCGCACGACCAACTCGACGCACCGCTCCTTCAGGCGACGATACATGAGGCTGTGCGATCCAGGTCCGGGGAAGCCGTGTTCGCCCACGATCTCGTCGTAGTCCTGCCCGCAATCCTCCTTGGCGCGCACCTCGGTAAGCGGCCAGCCTTCGCGCTCGCACGTCTCACGGACGAAGATGCGGGCGCGCTTAATGCCGATGCCCGTGTTGATGTGCAGCACTTCGCACCCGGGCACGTTGTTCATCGCCCAGTGCGTTCCGGCTAGGCTTCCGTCCCCAGCGGAGAACATGGCGAACTTTGCGACCGGGGCATGCGCCAGGGCAGCGGTGACGATCTGCTCCATCGACGGACGCTCGACGGGGAACATCTCGTGCTGAACCACGCCGTTCCCCACCTCCATCTCTGAGAGGTCTAGTACTTTGGGAGGGGCGGCCGTCATCGGGCGTCGTCCTGCGTGGTCTGGGAGAGGAGGTGGGACGCGGTGCCGTCGTCGTCGCGTAAGGCGCGATCCACCATGTCCAGCGCGGCGTTGAATGCGGCGGAGTAGGCGGCGTCCATCGTCGGAACGGAGCGTCGTTTCAGGGCGACCCTCACCCGATCAAGGGCGCGTTCCGAGACCTGACGGTTCAGATACATCGCATCCCGCCTGGCGAACGCGTCGTCTCGCTGATACGCGAGCCACTCCATGCGGCCTTCCTGCTCGGCAAGCTTCGCCTCCGCAGCTTCCGCCCGTTTGGCGTTCATGCGAGCAAGGGCGTTGTTCGCCTTCGCCAGCGAATAGAGGCGCTCCATCTCACCCCCGGCATCAGCCGACGCGCCCGCATGGTGGCCCATCTCCCGGGTCACGAGGGGTCTCCATTATCCGAGAGGCGGATTGCCCGACCGCTCTTCGCCATCACCATGAACGTCTGACCCGGATGCGCCTTTGCCATCATGTGGGCGGCGGAGTGTGCGGCTTGGTGGGTACGATGCACGACTTTGGGCGGTGTCTCCCCATCTGGCGACCAGACGACGAACGGCCCGACCTTCGGCTTGGGCTTGGCTGTCTCGCCCGCTCTATCGGGGTGGGCAACGCCGCTCACTTGCCGAACCTCATCGACACGCCAGCCAGCTTCCCGCCCAGCTTGATCTCAGTGAAGCCAGGCTTATCCGCCTTCGCGGCTTCGTCACGGACCCGCTGCATTAGCGCGTATGTCCGGGGGCAGTCGGCACGATCGCGCGGACCAGGCACCGTCCCGCCGCATTCGTCGATCATGGATTGCGCCATCTCGTGCCAGCGCTTGGCGAAGGTGGGCCAGTAGCCGCCCGCGCCTGCCATCTCGGCCATGCGGGGCTTCCACTCCGGGATGCGGTCGAGCAGGCGCAGGCACCTTCCCAGGTCGGAAGGGTCGTGGGGCTCCGATGCACCCCAAGCTGACTCCCTCACGCCCGAGGACAGCCAGAGCATGATCGCTTTGCTCGACGAGCCGGTGTCCCCGCTGGCGAGCCACTCTGCGATCCGAGGATCCATGCCGCTCATCAGCTCGCCTTCCGGTCATTGGCCGCGAAGGGGACGCGGCGATCGGCCTCGGCGTGGACCCGGCGCCAGCGGTCGGCCGGCAGCGGCGGGAGCGCGCTCGTCGGGACGCGGCCAAAGAGCGCGTCCGTGATGGCGTCAGACTTGCGCCAGATCTCCAGGACGATGACGGCGACGGCGAACACGCCGGCCGCAGCGATGACGAGCAATTGCCAGTTCACGAGGGCGATCCTTCCGTAAGAGCAATGTTGGCGGTGGCCACGCGGCGGCCGAACGGGCGCGCCGCGCGGGGCGGGGGCAGGGCGTCCCAGGGGTGAGGCGGCGCGGCGAGCATGCGCGCGAGCGGGGCAAGGCGGGCCATCAAGCTGCGGCCTTCACAGCAGCCGCTCCGGTGTCGGCCGCAAGACGAGCCTCAAGAGTTCGCCACGCATAGCCTGCCACCAGTGGGACGACTCCGTTTCCACAGGCCCGGAGGCGGTCCACCCGATCGGCCACCCCATGAGCCACTCGACGAACAGCGGGTTCAAGGTGCGGCGCTCTGGCGATGATGTCGGGCCATCGGGCGTCGGAGGGGCCAGGGCAGAGGAGGGGGATACCCACCGACGGCGCACCTGCGTCGAGAGCGAATGCTCGCCCGCCTTCGGAGCGGGGTTCAGCTTTGGCCCCCGCTCGCTGTCGTGAACCAGCGGTGTGCGCCATTCCGATAAGGCGATCGCCTGCCCGGTCAGCAGCATCTCGTCCGAACGGTCGCCACCCCGAGTAAGGCGCGAACCCTCCGTCACCGCGACGGACGGCGTATCCCAGAGCCGGATCGCATCGTTCAGTGTGACGCCGGCATGGTGGCGGCTGTTCGGGTTGCTCCGACCGCTCGTCGCATTTCGAGCTCCATTGCTGTCGGTCACGCAGGCGGTCGGCCATGATGAACAGCCGCTCCCGCCCGTGAGCGAAGCCGAGTTCCTTCGCGCTGAACAGTCCGACCGCAATGCGGCAACCCAGTCGCTCCAATGCCGGGACGAAGTATGCGAGCTGTCCGTCCGCATTCCCCGGGACGTTCTCGCGGAAGAGACAACGAGCCCCGCTGCGGTCGAAAACGTCGACGACGCGGTCGGCGAGCCATCGCTCGTCGGCGTCCCCGAGTCCGCGTCCGGCGACGCTGTTCGGCTGGCAGGGATCTCCCGACACGACGCAATCCACAGCGCCACGCCATGCTCCAGGGTCGAAGGTGGCGAGGTCAGACCAGATAGGCGCCGGATGGAGCCACCCGTCTTCCATGCGCGCGACCAGGATGCTGGCAGCCGCGGCTTCCCTCTCCACGTAGCAGACGCTGCGAGCCTCTGGCTCGGCGAGTCTGACGCCGAGGTCGAGCCCTCCGACGCCAGCGCAGAGGGACAGGAGACGCCAGGGACGTACAGCCACGTCACCACGCCTCCCGGCCATAGGCTGGCTTCACCGGATCGGTCGGAACCGACCCGTCCGGGTTGACCGTCAGGAACTGACCAGAGGGCGCGATGATCGCGAGCCGCCCGGCCCAGCTGCCGCGCTTGCACCTGCCCACGATCGGGCAGGCGTGGCGGCGCACGGGGCGCTTGTTGCCGATCGCGACGTAGAGCTCCCGCTCCGATATCTCCCGCTCGATGACAATCCGCTCGACTTGCCGCGCGCTCTTGCTCCTGCGGTCGAGCTCAAGGAGCTGCTCCACGGTGAACGGGCCGTCTGGCGCGGGCGCACCGTGCCAAGGGTCCAGCTTGGACGGGGTGATGATCCGCAGCGGCCCGCTGCTGGCCGAGGGCTTCTCAGCCGCGATGCGGTCGAACCCGGCCAAGGTACAGTACCACTTCTGGCGACGCGAGAGGCTGGGAGACCCCCGGAGCTGGACGAGCCCGCGGCGCTCCAGCGCGCGCAGGGTCGGATTGCCGAAGGTGTCCTCGTGGCCGCATCCGCGCGTCGCGGCAACGGCGTGCAACATGCCCAGCTGGCCGGAATTGAGATCGTCTGGCTTCTTCACAGCTCAGCGCCCCACAACGCGGTCGCGAGCGCCAGCTGGTCGATCCCATGCAGCGCGTTCCACGCGGCCGAGCCGATGACGTGGACCGCCTTCGGCCCAGTCCGGTGACAGCGAGGGCAGAGCGGCAGCACCAGCCGGTGATCCCGCGTCATTCGGGCGGACCCGTCGTAGATCACGTGATGCACCTCGACCGGCCAGGACGAGCAGGCGATGCAGGGCATGGCCGCGACGCGGGCGTGGTGGCGCTTGTGCGCGGCGGGCTTGGGCCTCGGGCGCGAGACGATGCGCGATCGCGGCAGCGTTGACGGTCCGCGCTTCAGCGGCGTCCGGCGCACCAGGGGCGAGCGGCGCATGCATCAGTCGGCCAGTTCGGCTGCGGTCTTCGTGAGCGACTCGACGCCCTCGACCGGGCAACGCTCCGTCAGACGGATAGTCAGCGGACCGTCGCGACGATTGCCCTCGATCAGGCCGTGCACACCGACCCGCTCGCGCGTGGTCAGGTTCTTCCACTTCGCGACGATGTAGTCGCCGAACATGATCGGGGTCGGGTCGCCCGCGCTTCCGGGGGCGATGGAGAAGCCCGCGACGGCCAGGAACGTCTCAGCGCAGCGCAGCGCATGAAACGCCTCAGCGCCCGCGAAACGGACCTCGGGAAGAGGCGAGGGTGTGCTTGCGGCGGTCGCCACGGTGATCGTCTCCACCACCTCGACGCGGCCGGACAGGATGTCGCGGCAGGTCAGGCGGTGAGACGTAACTACAAAACCGCTGTACTCATGTCAACAGCACTTTTGTAGTTCAGCCGTAGTCGACATCCTGATTGAAGTCGAAGTCCGGCTCTTCATGCCTGTCGGTATCCGGCTCGTCGTCGTTCGCGTGCTGGTCGGCCTGCGGCAGGATCGGCGCGCAGTTCAAGCCGACACGGGCGACCGCGCCCCACGGCGCTACGTCTTGGAAAACGGCTGCCAGTTCAGCTCCTGCGCGCATGCAGCTCTTCAGGAACACGGCCCGTTGCGAGGCCACATAGCCGATCTGAAATCCTCTCGCGCTGAACACCGCAATGGCGTGCTCGTCGAAAGGATTGTTCGGCTCTGGCTTGAACGCGAGCATCTCGCCCGGATCGCAGAAAGCAATCTCCGATCGCCGGTTGCCGCCGTTGTTGTTCAGGTGATCCGCGCCGACAATGGCGACGCTAAGTTGGCGCTGCACCGCCTACGTCCGTCGCACGACCAGAGCGACTTTGCCGATGATTCGCACGTCTTGGGGAAGGGCTAGCTCGGGCGGATAATCAGGATTTGCGGAGAGGATCATCAGCATGCGGTGCCCGTCGCGCATCACCGAGCGCACTCTCTTGATGTAGCCCGCCCCAGCATACTCCAGGGCCCAAATCGTGTCGCCGGCTGCAAGGTCGCGGTCCGTCGTATCGATCAGCACGAGGTCGTGCTTCAGCAGCACCGGCTCCATGCTGTCCCCGAAACCTGTCGCGATGAACAGCTTGTCGGTCGGCGCTCGAGACATCGATTGGATGAAGCCGAGATTGAACGGGATCAGCTGGGCGTCGGCGTGCTCTTCAATTTCGGTGCCGTCCCCCATAGCCAAGCGTATGTCGAGCTGCTTCACATAGACTAGCTCGTCTCGTCGTTCGACGTGATTGCTCCGCGGAGCTTCACCCTCCTCGAACGCCATTCGGACGTAGCGGAGCCACTCCGGGATGCGCTTAGGACTGCCGGTCTCAAAGCCGGAGATGCTCTGTTGCGTTAGACGCATGTCGCTGCCCTCGCGCTGGGCAATAGCGCGCGCTTCGTCTGACAGCTTGATCGTGGACCAACCTCGACGTTTCCGCTCAGCGATCATCCACTCGCGAGCCTTGATAGGGTCAGTCACCGATTCGCTCATAGGCGGTGAGCCTACAAAAAAGCGGTGACTATGCGGGCTACAAAATGCCTGTTGCACGACCTACAACAGTCCTGTAGGTTGCGCGGAATGAAGCAGCACCCGCACCATAGCGCTCTGCGTGCCGCCGTAGCACGAGCGGAGAATAATCAGTCCCGCTTCGCTCGCGACGTGGGCACGACCCAGCAACTCGTGTCCTACTGGCTGGCGAACGGGAAAGCGCTTCCTGCCGAGCTGGTGCTCGCGACCGAGCGGGCAGGGTACGGCGGCCGTCACGAGCTCCGGCCCGACCTATACCCGCTGGAAGAGGCGCAGGCGGCGTGATCACCTGCATCGACACCCCTGACGCCGGCAGCTGGCAGCGCGCGCTTGATCGCGGCTGCCTCGCCGGTCGGGTCTCCGACCACGGTTACCCCCATACGGCCGCTCTGCACGCGGGCACCGGCCGTATCCTCCCCGAGCTCACCGCAGCCCCCTTTGCCCCGCTCGGGGAGGTTCACCTTCAGGATGGTCGCGGTGCCGATCATGTCCATCCTGCTACCCCTGTCGAGGCGCGCCATCATGTCTGATCACTCCGCGATGCAGCGGGAAGTCGCGGAACGGCAGGTTGCCATGTTCATGGCGTTCGTAGGCCGCGGCTGTTTTACCACGCGCGCGGCGCTCAGCGCGGCGTCGAAGATCCCCGAGAGCACGCTGCGCGAGTGGGCGGCCGGCGCGGCGATGCCGCTGTCGGGCATCCTGACGCTTCGCCGTTTCCTGCCCGCCCAGGCCATCAACATGGTGACCGAGCCGGGCGGGGTGCGGTTCAGCGACATCGAGGCGGCCGACGCGAACTGGGACGGAATCGCGGCAGGTGCTGCCGGGCTGACGTTCGAGATCTGCGAGGCGCGGAAGGACGGTGTCTACGACCATGTCGAGCGGGCGCGGCTGCGCACCCGGGCGCGCGGTCTGATCGCCGAGCTGTCCGACGTCATCGGCGACGAGTGAAGAGGAGAGATCAACATGACCACGACCGTGACTTTGAAGACGCACGACTGGCCCGTCGATGTGACGACGACTGACAACTACGAAGCTGGACGTCATCTGACGACGAAGGTCGAGACCGTCGAACCGCATACCGAACGGCAGTTCCACATCACTGACAGCCGGTCGATCATGTTCGCCGAGCTCCCGCTTCCGCCCCGGGCGGACACGGACACCGAGTAGCCGCTAGCACGGCCGGGCGCGATCCCGGCTCAACTGAGGTCAGATCAATGCAGGTAAGCGTAGCCGCGAAGCCTCGTGCTTTCGCGACAGGAAAGGTGCGTCCGGCGAAAGCCGTGATCATGGACGCGAGGGCGGTCGAGGTCCGCGGCCTGCTGGAGTGGAACGAGCGCGTGCGCTGGCTGGAGCGGGCTCGTGGCTGATCCGGTCGACCAGGCGAACGACTTTACCGCGGCGTACACCGACCGCGCCATCCGCGCCGCGCGCCAGCCGGTGCCGGCCGGGGTGGCGGGCGAGTGCGCGGAGTGCGGTGACGAAAGCCTGCGGCTGATCGGCGGGCGCTGCGCGCCGTGTCGCGAACCGCGCAGGGCGGGGCTGGGCCGTTGAGCCGCCCGACCTGCGCAAACTGCCCGGCCACCCTGGGACGCGCCAACAAGTCCGGCCGCTGCCGCTCCTGCCTCGCGAAGCACCTCAACGGCGACCCGGCGATCGCGGCGCGGCGGAAGGCAGCGATCCAGAAGCGTTTCGCTCGCCCCGAGGTCATGGCCGCGCACATCGCCCGGCTGGTCGAGCGGAATGCGAACCGCCCGCCCGAAGAGGTGGAGCAGCTGCGAGAGCACGGCCGGCGGAGAATGGCGGCGATCCGGTCCGACCCGGTCATCATGGCGAAGTGCGACGCCGCGCGCGCCGCGCCCGACGTCCGCCAGAAGCAGGGTCAAGCGCTCTCCGACCGCATGCTCCCCTGGTGCCCCCGCGAGTGGCGGCCGCTGTACCGCGAACTGCGCAAGGTCGGAACGCCGGTCCCGGACGCCCGGCGCGCGGTAGAGGCGGAGATCGCGACGGTCGCAGCCCGCGCGCGCCGGGCCCGCGCGGTACCGCTGACCCACGAGCAGCAGCTTGAGCGCGTCCGCAACGGCGCGCAGCTGGTCGCCAAGCCCGACCTGCGCCGCGCAGGCCCCGCCTACACTCTCGGCGGCGTCGCCCCGGAGGCGATGTGACCGCCCGCCAGCAGAACAAGCTCGCCGACCACATGGCGGACGGCTGCCCGTCGCTGATCGAGGCCGCGCATCGGATGCGTTTACCGGTAGCGCAGGTCGAGGCGCTGTGGGCGACGATCAAGCGCGGGCTGGGGAGGCAGGCGCGATGACGGCGGCGGCACGGCGCACCCCGCGCGAGCGGTCCGGGTTCCTGATCTGCCCGCGCGACAAGCGGGGCAGGGTGGTTGCTCTGGATCCGCTGCGGCGGTTCGCGGAGAAGTGCGAGTTCGAACCGACGAACGGCTGCGTCCTCTGGCGCGGCGGCACGACCTCGGGCGCGGGCAACACGGCCACCTACGGCGCTTTCTGGGCGGACGGTCGGCGCTGGTTCGCGCATCGCTGGGCGGCGGTTCACATCCACCGACTGGTGGTCGCGGGCGTCCAGGTCGGTCACTGCTGCCCATGCGGGCCGAACACGCTTTGCGTGCAGCACGTCGAGCCTCAGACGCAGGACGAGAACCTGGCCGAGCAGCGCGCGCGCCTGGGCGGCGCGTTCATGTCGCAATCGGCGGCCGACAGGCAATATTGGCTTTTCGTTGCGCTCGGGATCGAGCAGCGGCCCGAGCGCGTGGCGCCCGCCGGGGGCGATGTGCCGCTCCATGAGCCGCCCGTGTGGCTGCGGCCGTACCTGCCGGCGGCGGTAGGGGAGGAGTGCCCGTTTTGACGCACCCGATCACGTGTTCCTCGAACGAGGAACAGCCCCGCAAGCCCTGCCCGGTCAGCCGAATGGTAGGGATGGAGCGCGCCGCCGAGCTGCTGGGCCGCGGCGGCCAGCGCGAGATCGCGACGGAGCTGGGCATAGAGCCGCGAACGCTGCGCTACAAGACGGCCGGGCGGTCGAGCATCGACGGCGTGGACCTGACGGTGGCGGCGGACCTTCTCGACGCACGCGCGGCGCAGATGACTGAGCACGCCCGCAAGCTTCGGCAAGAAGCGGGTGGGCGGTGATCACCCGTACACCCCTGACCCCGCCAGACGCGGACCTTCAGGACTTCCCGTTTATGCCGCTTCACGTTGCGCGGCTGCGCGATAGCGACCTCGCGGCCGAGGGTGACCCGGAGGGGTGCTGGTATGCCGTCCTGCTATGGGCGGCCGCCTGGCACCAGCTGCCGGCCGGGTCGCTGCCTGACAACGACGCGGTGCTCGCGCGGTTCTGCGGTCTAGGGCGCGACCTGCGCACCTTCCGGCGGCACAGGGGCGACGCACTGCGCGGCTTCGTGCTCTGCGACGACGGCCGCCTCTACCATCCGGTGATCGCGGAGCAGGTCGTAGCTGCCTGGACGAAGAAGCTCGAGCAGCGCTGGCGCACCGAATGCGCCCGGATCAAGAAGGCGAATCAGCGCAACGGGACCGAGATCGCGGCCCCAACGCTTGAGCAGTTCCTGTCGCTTCGCCGTCCCAATGCTGTCCCGGAGGTGTCCCCGGGGACCGCCCAAAATGTCCCCGGGGACAATAGCTCCAAGAGAGAGGGACAGGGACAGGGACAGGGAGAAGATAGTTCCGAACCTGTCGGTTCGGGCGGCGAGCCGCCGCCGGATCCCGAGAAGGTCATGTTCGACGCCGGTCTGGCGCTGCTCGCCAAGGCCGGGGTCACCGAACGGGCCGCCCGTCCGATGCTGGGCAAGTGGAAGCGCGACCACGGCGCGGAGGCGGTGATCACCGCGCTCGGCAAGGCGCAGCGCGAAGGCGCGATCGACCCGAAATCATTCATCGAAGGGGCTATCCGAAATGGCCAACGACCTCGCAGCTTCGCCGACCGGCCTTCCGCCTGGAGCGGAGGAAATCTCTCGGCTGGTGCGGAACCCTACTACCTGGACGAGGGCGCAAGCCCTGGAGCTGGCGGGGCCGGAGCCGCTGCTCGCGCTGTCGGCCGCGCGTGACCACGTGCTCGGCGCGTTCGCAGCGATGCCGGACTCCCGAAGCCAGGACTTCGCCGATTGGAAACGCGGCATGTCCGAGCGGCTCGGCGCGATCGGCGCGAAGGTCGCTCCGACCATGTCAACTGAGCAGGCCGCGAAGTGGCTCGACGCGGTGATCACGGCGCTGTCAGACCTCCCGCCGCTGATCGCGCTTACCGCGGCGAAGCTGGCGCTGCACCGGCCGATGAACTTTCCGAACGAGGTTGACGGGGTGGTGCGCGAGATCGCGGCCGAGATCAGCATCCGGCGCACGTCGGCGGCCCAGGCGCTCGACCGCCTGATCGCCGACCTACGGCGCGCGGCCGAGCCGGCGCTGCCCGCGCCCGAGACCGACACCCCGCTGCCGCCCGAGCAGATCGAGGTGGTGAACAACTACCTGCGTCGGAGCGGCCTTCGCACGCGGTTCGCCGAGGACGGGTCAACCTTCATGGACGAGGCCGTGGCCGACGGCATCCGTTCCGACTATGTTCCAGAGCAGGAGGCAGCGTAAGCGTTATGAGGCGGGCAGATCAGCAGGGCAGGTGGTGCATCCTGCGGACCAGCGGGCCGCGCACGCTGGCGCTGGCGCGCTCGCTGGCGGCGGCGGGGTTCGAGGCCTGGACGCCCCAGCGCACGACCCGCCGCGTCCTGCGCAAGGGCAGGAAGGGTGAGCGGCGAGTCCAGGTGGACGCGCCTATCCTGCCCACCTTCGTATTCGCGCGGGCTGACCGGCTGTCCGACTTGGCATTTGCAGCCGTCGACCCGAGTGGGTCGTATCCGCCGTTCTCCATCTTCCGGCATGGCGGTCGTGTCCCTCTGGTGGGCGGAGCAGAGGTGGCCGGCCTGCGGGAGGAGGAGAGCCGAGCCCAGGTAGCATGGCAGGCGCAGCAGGACGCTGAGACACGCGAGGAGGCGCAGCGCATCCGCATCGCCGCGCTGAACACCGAGCGCGCGCGACGGAAGGCGATGCGCGCGGAGCGGCGCTCGTTCACACCAGGAGAGCGGGTGGACGTGGCCGAGATGCCCGCGCTCGCCGGGATGAGTGGCGTGATCGTGCGCGGCGACGGGACGTCAGCCTTGGTTGCGTTCGGCGGCTCACTTGAGATGACGATCGAGGCTTGGCGTCTGCATCCGACTGATGTACAGAGCAGGAACATCGCCGCCTAAGCGGGCGCGGGGCTAGACGATCTGGAGCTTGTTGCTCTTGCGCTCCCTGACCACCTCGACCGATGCGCTCGGGCGACGGTGCTACGCAATGGACCTTCACAGAGTGAGCCGGAATAGCGGCTCACTTCCTCGTTCGAGGAACAGTAGGAGGCGGCATGGGCAAGCTCAGGACGCTGCCTAGCCGCCTCGCTTCACTGCAGCCTAGGCTGACCCAGTTCGCAGCGGGCGAGCGCGGGCGGGCCCAAGCCAGTCCATGGCGCGACTGGTACAACACGACGCGCTGGCGGCGGCTGAGGCTCCGCATCTTCGAGCGCGACGGACGAGAAGCTGTTCTGGGACGAGGAGAACCTCGAGACCCTGTGCGCCTCGCCTTGCCACGCGCAGCACAAGCAGCGCGCCGAGCAGCGGGGCGCGATCACGTAGGACCACCCCCCGCCCGAAAGTCCGAGGCGGGCCGGCCTTCTACACCGCACCCGTCACACGCGCGGATAATTTCCCTCCTCAGTCGGCGGGGTGCGAACCTATCGCGGGAGGACCGCCCGCATGAAGACCCCGAAAACATCTTCCGACTGGGATCGGATCGAGCTTGAATACTTGGCGGGCGACGTATCGGTCCGCGAAATAGCTGACCGGCATGAGATATCCGACACAGCTATTCGTAAGCGCGCCAAGCGCGAAGGCTGGGTCAGGGCGGTTCGCACCCCGCGAACCGTGCGAACCCAGGCCCCGCCACCGCGCGCCGCACCGCCGGAGCCCGTCCCTGTCCCCGAGGCGGCGGTCATCGCCGAGCGCGGGCGCGGGCTCGTTGCTCGCATGCTCGACGAGCTCGACGCGACGACGACCCACCAAGGCGAGCTGGAAGAGCTGATCGAGCTGGAGACAGCCGACGACCGGGAGGGCCGACGCCGCGAGGGCATGCTCGGCGCGATCAGCTTGGCCGGCCGGGCGAAGACGCTGAAAGAGCTGGCGACCGCGTTCAAGACGATCAACGAGGCCGCCGCGCCGCAGGGCAAGAAAGCGGCGCAGCAGGAGAAGGCGGACCAGATCGCCAACCGCTTCCGCGGCGTCGGGCCGCCGAAGCTCAAGTCCGTGAGCTAGGTTGCCGATCTGGTCGACGGCGTGCCCGGATTGGAAGGAGCGCATCCGAGGGCGCCGGTCGCTGATCCCGTTCGACCCGCTGTTCCCCGATGTCGCCGAAGCCAAGATGGCGCTGTTCACGTCGCTTCGCCTGATGGACGTGACCGGTCAGCCAACGATCGGCGAGGCATGCGACCGCTGGCTGCTCGACTTCGCCGCCACGGTGTTCGGGGCTTACGATCCCGAGCTCGGCGAGCAGCTGATCAAGGAGTTCCTGCTCCTCGTCTCGAAGAAGAACACGAAGTCGACGATCGCCGCGGGATTGATGGTGACGGAGCTGGCGCTCGGCTGGCGGCATGAAGACGAGAACCTGATCCTGGCGCCGACCAAGGAGGTGGCGGACAACAGCTTCAAGCCCGCCGCGGCGATGATCCGCGCGGACGAGGAACTGGACGCGCTCCTGCACATCCAGGATCACATCAAGCTGATCACGCAGCGCTCGACCAAGGCGACCCTGAAGGTGGTCGCGGCCGACAGCGCGACGGTGTCGGGCAAGAAGGCCAGCCGGGTTCTGGTCGACGAGCTATGGCTTTTCGGCAAGGTCGCGACCGCCGACTCCATGTTGCAGGAGGCGACCGGCGGACAGGCGTCGCGGCCGGAGGGATACACCCTCTACCTAACGACCCAGTCGGACCAGCCGCCGCAGGGCGTCTTTAAGAGCAAGCTGCGCGAATACCGTAAGATCCGCGACGGCGAGGTCGTCGCGCCGACCAAGCTGCCGGTGCTGTACGAGTTCCCCGCCGAGATGATCGCCGCCGACGAGCACGTCGACCCGGCGAACTTCTATATTACCAACCCGAACCTGGGCCGCTCGGTTGGCCAGGCATGGCTCCAGAATAAGTTTGACGAGGCGCAGCGCGCCGAAATGTCCGAGCGTCAGGTGTTCTACGCCAAGCACCTGAATATCGAGATGGGCGTCGGCCTCCTGCACGACGCCTGGGCGGGCGCGCTCTACTGGCAGCAGGCGGAGGCCGCCCCGGAGGTCTGGGACGGCACGCTTGAGCACTTCCTCGAGATAGTCGAGGTGGCGGTTGCCGGGATCGACGGCGGCGGGCTGGACGATCTTCTCGGGTTGACGCTCATCGGGCGGCACCGCGAGACGAAGCAGTGGCTGAGCTGGTCGCACGCTTGGGCCCAGCTCGACGTGTTCGAACGACGCAAAGACATAGTCAGCGCGCTCGACGGGTTCATCGCAGAGCGCACCGTGACCAAGTGCCTCGACCCGACCCAGGACCTCGTCGAGCTCGCCGACATCCTGGTGCGCGTGATGGACGCGGGGCTGTTCCCCGAAGAGTACGCGATCGGGCTCGACCCTGCCGGGATCGCGGCGATCGTCGACGAGCTGGCCGGGCGCGGGTTCACCGAAAAGCAGATGCTGGCGATCAGCCAGGGGTTTCGCCTTTCGAGCGCCGTGTGGGGCGCAGAGCGCAAGCTGAAAGACGGCACGCTGATCCATAGCGCCCAGGCGCTCATGACCTGGTGCGTCGGCAACGCAAAAGCCGAGCAGCGCGGCAACGCGGTGGTCATCACCAAGCAGATCGCGGGCAAGGCGAAGATCGACCCGCTCATCGCCCTGTTCAACGCCGTGATGCTGATGAGCCGCAACCCCGAGGCCCGGGGCCGGTCGGTGTACGAAACGCGCGGCGTGCGCCGGGTCTGAGAGGAGGGCGCATGGCGCAATCGCCCGAGGATTACCGACGCGCGGCCGGCTACCGACGCTCCAGCGCGAACGGCGAGCGGATCGGTGGCGCGAGCGCGGTGCAGGCGTTCACCGCCATGGACATCGACAGCCCAGTGCTGCGCGAGTTCCTGGGCATGGGGCGGGCATCGGCCGCTGGCGTGACCGTTACCGAGAAGCTGGCGCTCCGAAACAGCGCCTTCTTCCGAGCCGTGAAGCTTATCTCGACGTCGATCGGCATGCTGCCGATGCACCTCCATCGCCGCATGCCGGACGGAAGGACCGAGAAGGCGAAGGATCACCCGCTGTTTCGGGTGCTGCACAAGCGGCCGAACGGCTACCAGACCGCGCTGGAGTTCAAGGCGCACATGCAGCTGTGCGCGCTGCTCGACGGCAATGCCTACGCCCGCGTCGTCTGGGGTGTGAAGGGCGGCAAGCCCGCGGTGATCGCGCTCATGCCGTTCGCGCGGCACACGATCACGCCGGAGCTGACCGACGCTGGCGAGGTCCGGTTCAAGTACCAGCCCAAGGGCGGCGGGCCGCAGACACTGCTCGCACGCGACGTGTTCCACTTTCGCCACCCGATCAGCGTGGACGGCCTGAAGGGCGTTTCTCTGCTCGACGTAGCCGTCGAGACGCTCGGTCTGGCCTCCGCCGCCCAGCGGGCCATCGCGAAGATGCTGGCCAAGGGCGTGATGGCCGGCGGCGCGCTCCAGTATCCGAAAGAGATGGGCGACAAGGCGTATGAGCGCCTGCGCGCCAGTATGAACGAGGACCATTCGGGCGCGGAGAACGCGGGCGAGTGGTTCATCCTGGAGGAGGGGGGCACCGCCCACCCATTCACGTCGGCGAAGGACAGCCAGACCGACGAGATGCGCAAGCGCGAGGTCGAGGAGGTCGGAAGGTTCACCGACGTGCCCCGCCCGCTGCTGATGATGGACGAGACGGCCTGGGGCACCGGCATCGAGCAGCTCGGCCTGCTGTTCATCACCTACTGCCTGCTCGGCTGGTTCGTCGCCTGGGAACAGGCTGTCGAGCGCTCCTGCTTTACCGTCGCCGAGCAGGATGCCGACGAGCTCTACGTCAAGTTCAACGAGGGCGCGCTCCTGCGCGGCTCGCTGAAAGACCAGGCCGACTTCTACTCGAAGGCGCTCGGCAACAACGGCGCATGGCTTGTGCCGAACGAGGTGCGCGAAGCTTTCGAGCGCAACCCGCGCGACGACGGAAACGACCTGCCCAAGCCCGCGGCGACGAAGCCTGCGCCCGCTCCGAAGGAACCAGTCGATGCCTGACCAGCCCTCCGCGCCCGGCAAGCCCGGCGCCGTCCAGACTGTCGGCGGCCGTCCCGCGCCTGGTGCAAAGCCGAGTCCGTCCGCCCCCGCGACTCCGCGCGGCGTCGTCGGCAAGGTGCAGGCCCGCGAACGGCCGGGCGCGCTGCCCGTCCCTGCGGAACGATCCGTGTCCGCGCTGACCAAGCCGAGCGTGCTCGACAAGTGGGGAGCGGACGCGGCGGGCATCCGCGCGGTCGAAATCGGCGACAACGTCATCACGATGTTCGATGTGATCGGCGAAGATTGGTGGACCGGCGGCGGCGTGACCGCAAAAAAGGTCGCCGCCCAGCTGCGCGCGATCGGTGATCGGCCCGTCGAGGTCCAGATCAACTCGCCGGGCGGCGACATGTTCGAGGGGCTGGCGATCTACAACGTCCTGCGCGAGCACCCGCAGGCGATCACGGTCAAGGTAATGGGCATGGCGGCGTCGGCCGCGTCCATCATCGCCATGGCCGGCGACACGGTCGAGATCGGCGCGGCCTCGTTTCTGATGATCCACAAATGCTGGGTCACGGCGCAGGGCAACGAGGACGACATGCGGGAGGTCGCGGACTTCCTTGCGCCTTTCGACCGCGCGATGTCTGAGGTCTATGCCCAGCGAAGCGGCAAGACGGCTGCTGAGTGCGTCGCCTGGATGAAGGCTGAGACGTACATGTCGGGTGCCGACGCGATCGAGCGCGGCTTTGCCGATGCCCTGCTGGCGGCTGACCAGACGAAGCGCGACGATGGCACGAAGGCCTCCGACCGCGAGCGCACCGCGGTCACCGCGCTTGAGCTGAAGCTGCTCGCGGGCGGCGACACCCGCGCCCAGGCGCGCGAACACATCTCCAAAATCAAGGGCAAGCCGGACGCTGCCCGCGAGCCCGCCGACAAGCCGGACGCTGTCGACGATCCCGAGCTGATCGGCGCCATGCAGGCGCTGCTCGACGACTTCCGCAAATAGAAAGGCACGACCATGAAGATGATGAACCGCGCCGCGCTCGCCAGCGTGGCCACCGTGCTCGCGCACCCGTTCCGCGCGCTGCTCGCCCCGGCCAAGCCGGTGCTGACCCTCACCCCGCCCGTCGTGCCGGTCATGCCGCGCGCGATCACGGGCTCGCTCGTCCGCGCCGATGTGTCGGGCGACCCGAAGGCGATGATCGCTGCCCTTCAGGGCGCCCACAACGAGTTCAAGGCCACCATCGAGGCGAACCTGGGCGCCAAGGCCGACAGCGCTGAGGTGCAGGGCAAGCTCGACGCCATCAACGGCACGCTGAACACGCTGGAGGCGGCGCTGAATGCGGCCGCGCTGCAGGCGGCGGGAGCCCAGATGCACGGCGGGCGGGGCGCTCCGGTCGATCCCGAGTACACCGGGACGTTCGCTTCGTTCCTGCGCGGCGGCGGTCGCGAGGATGAAGCCAAGTTGGGCGCAGCTCAGAAGGCTGGCCCGCGGGCGGCGATGTCGGAGGGCGTTCCCGCCGACGGTGGCCTGCTGACCCCGGTCGAGTGGGATCGGACGATCTCCGGGCGGCTGAAGCTGATCACGCCGATGCGCCAGGAAGCGACGGTGATCTCGATCAGCAAGGCGGGCTTCACCAAGCTGTTCACCGATCGCGCGGTCGGCAGCGGCTGGGTAGGCGAGACGGCGTCGCGCCCCGCGACCGCCACGCCGACCTTCACGGCGCTGCCGTTCGGGCTCGGGCAGATCTACGCGAACGCTGCGGCATCGCAGGATGTGCTCGACGACGCCGAGATCGACCTGGAGAGCTGGCTCACCGGCGAGATTGAGACCGAGTTCTCGCGGCAGGAGGGTATCGCCTTCGTCGCTGGCGACGGCGTGAACAAGCCGTTCGGCTTGCTGAGCCACGTCGCCGGTCAGCCGCAGGCGGCGCGCCACCCCTGGGGTGCCATCGCGTCGCTCACGTCCGGTGCGGCGGCGGCGTTCACGACCGACAAGGTCGTCGACACCATGTACGCTCTGCCGGCGATCTACACGCCGAACGCCAAGTTCTACACCAATCGGTCCTCGCTGGGCGCGATTCGGAAGCTGAAGGACGGGCAAGGCAACTACATCTGGCAGCCGACCTTCGTCGCGGGCCAGCCCTCGACCCTGGTCGGCTACCCGGTGGTCGACATGCCCGATATGCCGAACGCGACGGCGGGCCAGATCGCCATGCTCTTCGGCGACATGCGCGAGACCTACCTGGTCATCGACCGGATCGGCTTCCGCATCCTGCGCGATCCATACACAAATAAGCCATATATTTGCTTCTATTGCACTAAGCGTGTCGGCGGCGGCGTGAAGAACCCCGACGCGATGAAGGCTATTATCATCGGGGCATAGGCGTACTATGCCGAAAGGGCGAGCTGTTGAAGCAGCTCGCCCTTTCTAACCTCAACGCGAGTGTGCGCGCTTTGGCTGATTACATTCTATGCGCAGTCGATGACTGCGGCAACGAGGTTCGCGCCCGAGGCTGGTGTCCTAGGCACTATAAGAGATGGCGAGATCACGGCTCACCAACGGGCGGAGGTCCTATGAGATCGCTGCCTCTGCGCGCGCCGTGCGCGTGCGAGGGTTGCACGAAGCCCGCTCGATCTCGTGGCTATTGCTACACTCATCTGCAGCAATGGCGATATCACGGCTTCTCTGAAGATCACCGACCTTCGGCAAAGCGCGAACCGACCAAGTCAATCGGCAAGGGCGGCTACATTGTCTGGCGAGAGCAAGGCCATCCAGCCGCCAATCGCCATGGTGCCGTTCTAGAGCACCGGGCGATCATGGCGGAGCAGCTTGGAAGGGCGTTGCTGCCTGGCGAGAACGTCCACCACATCAACGGTGACCGGCCCGATAATCGGCCTGAAAATCTTGAACTCTGGGTGACCACGCAGCCCGCCGGGCAACGCCCAGCGGATTTGCTCGTCTGGGCTCATCAAATCATCGCCAGGTATGGAGACAGGCCAGCATAGGTCGACCTCCTGCTTGGCTTCCTGCCCATAGGGCTAAGCTGGAGACGACCATGAACGATCTGCTGAAGCTCCTCGACGGCAACGCCGAGGACGTGAAGACCGGCCTCGCCGGCAAGAGCCACGACGATCTGCTGAAGCTGCGCGAGGCCGAGCAGAACGGGAAAACCCGCAAGGGCGTGCTGGAGGCGCTCGACGCCGCCATTACCGAGGCCGACGCCGCGCGAGCGGGCGGTCGGGTGCAGGCGGAGCCGGCGGGCGACGGGAGCGGCGACGATGAGGACGCGCGCGGCGTGGAGAGCGGCGCGCTTACCCGGTCGGGCACGGCAGGCGTCGGCATCGCGGCCGACCTCGACACCTCGGGCCCGGCCCAGATCGCGCCCGCCGACGAGTTCGACACCGCGGGCGCGCCGCAACAGATCGTGCCCGACGTCGATCCGACGCACCCTGCCGTCGACAACGATCCGCGCGCGGGCACGACCGACCACATGAACCGCATCGACTTCAACGACCCGGTCAAGCCTGGCGTCGAGGTGGTTGAGGCGGCGCTCAAGGATCAGGCTCAGGCCTGACACCGGTACGGGGCTGGCGTTCCCCCCTTCGCCGGCCCCGTGCACCCTCCAGCGCGCGAGGTAGATCATGACCCTGCCCGTCGATCTGGTGGACGCAAAGCGTCAGCTCCGGCTGGAGCCCGAAGACACGAGCCAGGACGCCGAGATCGGCGGCTTCGTCGCTGACGCGGCGTCCTGGGTCGAGAATTACACCGGCCATATTCTTGAGCCGCGCGACGTGTCGGAGCAGTTCGCCGGGTTCGGCCGCATGCGCTTGAAGGCGTGGCCGATCGCGCCGGACGCCGTGGTGACGCTGGCCTATGATGGGCCAGGCGTGGTCACCACCATCACCGGCGCGCGCCTGTCGGTCGCAAGCCGCCCGGCCGTCGTGCTGCCGCCCGTCAGCCTAGCGTGGCCGCGCCTCCTGACCGGCACCGTCGTGACCGTCAGCGTTCGGGCCGGGTACAGCTCCCCGGCTCTGGTGCCGGGCAACCTGCGCCGGGCGATGCTGCTGCTGATCAGCGGCTATGATCAGGGCGGTGCGGACTTGGTCGCGGCCGAGACGACGGCACGGACGCTTTGCTCCGACTTCCGGATGCGCAGCCTGTGAACGCGCGCAAGTATGATCGCCGCATTCAGATCGAGCGCCCGGCGCCCGACACGTCGTTCGCGGGCGCGGGTGCAGGCCAGTGGTCGTCGGTCGGCGGTGCCTGGGCGAACGTGCAGGACATGCTGCCCAGCCGGAGCGAGCGCCTCGCGAACGGCATTAACGTCTCGGCGCGACCGGCGCGCGTTCGCATGCGGTACCGCACTGATATCACCCCCGACATGCGGTTCGTCATGGGCGAGCGCATCATGCAGATCGTGGCGGGCCCGGCTGAGCTGGGGCGGCGCGAAGCGATCGAGTTCATGGTCGAGGATTACAGCACCTCCGGGAATGCAGCCTAATGGCGACGGTGCGCGGGCGCTCCGACGTCAAGCGGTTCATGGCGGCCGCGCCGCCCGCATTAGAGAAGGTGCTACGCGGCGCGGGAAAGGCAGCCGCGACCGTCATCGCTGATGAAGCAAAGGTTCGAGCGCCGTCCGACGATGTGCGGAACGACATCGTCACCAAGTCGACGAGCGAGCCCGGGCAGATCGTGGTGCGGGTGACCGTAAAGCCGGGCTGGGGCCGCTCGGTCGGCATCTGGGCAGAATACGGCACTGCCCCGCACTTCATTACCGTCGACGAAAGCCAGCGCCGCGGGCGCGGCATCGGCCGGGTGAATACGCAGCTGCGTGAAGCGCAAGGCGACGCATCGCTCGTCATCGGCGGCCAGTTCGTCGGCAAGACGGTGTTCCACCCTGGCGCGCGCGCGATACCCTTTATGCGACCGGCGCTGGACACCAAGGAGGCTGAAGCAGTCGCGGCGGCGCGAACCTATATTGCCGCCCGCGTCCGGCCTTCGGGTGTCGTCGGTGCCTCCAATGGTGACGACGCATGAGCGGGATCACTATCGTCGGTGAGCTGCTGCGCACCTATGAGCCGCTAACCGCGGTCGTGCCGATCGAGAGCATCAAGGCGGGCAGACTTCCCGACGACGTGAAGCTGCCAGCCCTGCTGGTCCGCACCATCAGCTCGGTGGAGTGGCAGGCGCTCAGCCGTGGGGCGACCGTACCCACCACCGACCGGATTGCTGTTGCTGTACGCGCCGCGAGCTACCGCGAGCAGACAGCCGTCATCAAGCTGGTCCGTCTGGCCTGCGCCGGCCGCACCGGCACGATCGCTGACCTCAAGAACGTCGCCGTGCTGACCGCCGGGCTCGGCCCGGACGTGCCTGGTCCGGCCGACAGCTTCGAGCAGACGCTCGACTTTCGCGTGTCATTCGACGCGCCCGCTTAACCAGGAGAACGTCATGACCAAGGCCACCACCGCCGCGAACGCGAAGTCGCTCGTCGCCACCCGCCCTTTCAAGGACGCCGGCACCGGCCGCTCGTTCGAGGGCGGCAAGCCCGTCGAGGATCTCGATGAAGGCACGCTCGGCAACTATCGCGCCGCTGGCCTCGTCGGCGAGCCCGAGGACGCCAAGTCGGCCGACAAGCCGGGCGACGACGCCTGATCCCCTTTCCTGCCCACGACAGGACTGACCCGCCGGCGTCGCCGGCTCGCTGACTGGAGTATATGATATGGGTTCTATGACTGCGGCGGGTTCGAAACTCGCCATCTCCGCCGCCTCGCCCGCCACCCCTGACGTGACCGGCTATTCCGCGCTGACCTACACCTCGATCGGCCAGGTCGAGCAGCTCGGCGCGTTCGGCGCCACCACCGAAGTCGTCAACTTCCAGCCCCTCGATGGCGTGCTTCAGAAGTACAAAGGGCCGAGTAATTCGGGCGCGATCCAGCCGTCGCTGGCCCACGACGACGAGGACGCTGGGCAGACGCTGCTCCGCACCGCGGCCGACGATAAGACGAGCAAGCTCTACAGCTTTCGCGTCACGCTCCCGAACGGCTCGCGCCGGTTCTTCCAGGGCCGGGTGTTCGGCTACCCCGAGAACGTCGGCGCCGCGAACTCGATGGTGATGGCGAACCCGTCGATCGAGATCTCGACTGACGTGATTAAGGCCCCTGCTGCCGCCTGACCTCTCGTGATCCGGCGCCCGCGACGCCGGTCTACCCTATGCGCCGGCTCGGCTCCGCTGTCGCGGGCGCGGGCTGGGTCCGGCGCACCATCCCCCGCGAGGATTAGACATGAAGATCAAGACGCTCGCCGTCGCCGCGACGGCATTCCTCCACCTGAAGGGTCCCAACGGCGAGTTCCTGTATGAGGACGGGAAGAAGGTCGGCATCGACCTTTTCAGCCCAGGCAGCCCCGAGTTCGCGCGCGTCGAGGAGCGCCAGACCGCGCGCGCCCTCAAGCGGTACCAGGACAACGACAACAAGATTTCGCACGTGCCGGTCGACCAGCGCCGGGCGGAGACCGCCGAGGATCTGGCGCTGCTCACGTCCGGCTTCCGCCACATCGAGCACGACGGCCCCGACGGAGCCCCGCTGGCGGGGAACGCGCTCTTCGTCGCCGTCTATTCCGATCCCGAGCTCGGCTGGATCAACGACCAGGTCGGGAAGATGCTCGGCGACTGGGGAAAGTTCTCGCCCGGCTCGGCGACGAGCTGAGGCTGTTTGTCCGGCAACTGGCGTGGCTGAACGCCACGCCGAAGCCGGACCCTCAGTCGAAGCGAGCCGAGCTGGCGGAGAAGGCTCCGCAGTTCTCCCGTCTGGAGCAGATGAAGCGCGACAAGATCGCGCCCGACATGCCGCGAAATCCCGCGCCGCACATCATTGACCGCTTGGTTGAGATGGGGCTGACCGAGTCTGCGGGGATGGGCGCAGCGCCCCTAAGCTGGCGCGAGATCATGGCGTGGCAGGAGGGCACCGGGGTCCGACTGATGCCATGGGAGGCCCGGCTGATCAGGTCGCTTTCGGTCGCCTACCTTGCCGAAAGCCGCGCGGCCGAAAGTGAGAATTGCGCTCCTCCATGGTGGGCCGGGGTCACGCAACGGCAGATTGAAACGGAGCAGGCCCGTCTGGAAGCGGTGCTTGGCTAATCCTGCGCCTGTTCAGGGCGGACGCGGCCCCAAACATCCATCTTTGGTGGGGGCGGAACGGACGAGCCGCAGTGTTTGCACTTTGAGGCTTCGCTTCGGATCGGTTCGGCGCAATATGGGCAGTTCCGTAGCTCGCCAGACTGAAAGCCAGCCCGCAGCTGGCGGCTTTCATCCTTCGGCTTAACCGCGATGATGATCAGGGCGAACGGACCGAACAAAAAGCCGAGCAGCAACCACGCGACGACCGAATGACCTTTGCTGCCAGCAATCGCAGCTGCCGTGCCGCCAAAAAGCAGCCAGATTACAAAGAATACTTCCACGAGCGCCCCCTCCAAGCGGGCGAGACAGTAGCCCTGAGTGGATCAAAGTCCAACCCGTTTGGGAGGGGCGGTGCCGACGGGAGCGGTTGAAAGCACCGAGGCCGAGGCAGCGATCACAATCTGAAGCATCACATGGCGGCTTTCACCGGAGCCGTCCAACAAACAAGGGGGCGACGCATGGATGACGGCACGCCCGCCCTTGAGGTTGGCTTTCGCATTGACACCGGGGGCTCATTCTCAGCGCTGGATCAACTCGCGTCGAAGATGGACACCACGGAAGTGTCCGTTCTCGCCGACGCCAAGCGGATCGAGCAGGCGACCGGCGGAATGGTCAAAATGGCTAGCGGCACGGCGCAGATCGTGTCGTTCGGCAACGCCGCCACCCGGGAGATGCAGTCTGTCGCAGTCGCGACCGGTAGGGCCGAGAAGTCCGGCGAGGCCATGGTTCGTCAGCTTCAGCGCCAAGTGGAAACCTTCGGCAAGACCTCGGCCGAGATCCGGCAGATGCGCGCGGAGCTGCGGGCGACCGAGGCGGAGCAGCGCGGGCTTACCGAGCTTGCTGGCCGTCTGCGCGCAACTGCCGCGGAGATGGACCGCCTCGAAACATCGAGCGGCAAGCTGGCCGGAACGGCGGGCAAGAACGCCCTCGCGCTTCGGCAGGTCGCGGTCCAGATGCCGGACGTCGTGCAAGGACTGCTGAGTGGCCAGCCACCGATGCAGGTTCTCATCCAGCAGGGTGGTCAGCTCACCCAAATGGCGACCGCCTCCGGCATCGGCCTACGCGGCATGGCATCGGCCGTCGGCGCGCTTCTGCTGCCGTTCACGCCTCTCCTGGCCGTTCTCGGCGCGGCCGCGGGCGGCTTCGCGCTGCTCACCCGCTGGATCAACCAGGGCGTCACGAACAATCAGCTGACGCGCGATCTGGGCGATATCACTGGCGGTGCCGACGCAACCAAGCAGGAGCTCTACAAGCTTCGCGAGGAGACCGTCAGCTTTGGCGACACTGCGAAAGCCGTGTTCAGCGTCGTCGGCAAGGACGTGGCCAGCGTTTTCGTTGGCGACATGAAGGGAATGGCGAAAGACGTTAAGTCGACGCTCGACGACCTAGCCTCGTATGGCAGGAAGACACTGGCCGGGCTTTATGCGGGCCTCGCGGGGACCAAGGCGTATCTCGGCGAGATCGAGAAGGGCGGCGTCGTCGGGCTCGCCAAGATGGCGATCGGCCAGGGTGACCCGAAGCTCCTGGAGAAAACCTACGGCGCCGCATACGACGTGGCCGACAAGTATTTGACCAAGCTGGGCGGCCGCATCAGAAAGGCGGCAGTCGAAAACACCCGAGAGCGCCTGGCTGAGAAAGTCGGGTACAATCCGATCCCGAAGGCAACGGCTCCGAAGGTGGACCGCACGGCCGAGCGCCTTGCGCGCGAGAACGAGGCGATCGAGGCCCAGATCCGCAACACGTATCTGCTGGCCGAAGCATACGGCGCAAGCGGCGCGGCGGCGCTGGTCGCCGAAGCGCGGGTGAAAGCCGAGAGCGCTGCAATCCGCGGTCGCGGCGACGTCGAACTCTTCGTGAACCGTCAGATCCGGCTCGCGATCGCCGAGCGGGTCCGCGACGCGTCCAAGTCGGCCGCTGTCATGCGCGAGCAGGCCGATGTACAGACCGAGATCAACGGCATGGTCGCGGCTAGCAATGTCCCAGCCGAGCGCGCGGCCGAGCTGCTTCAGCGGCGGATGGCCGAGCTTCCGCTGCTCCACGCGATCGAGGCAGCGCAGCAGCGCGGGCTCGCGGAGGAAGTCGGGAAGGCCACTCGGGCACTGGAGGCGCAGCGCAGCGCGCAGAAGGATGCAGACGCGGCGGCTATGGGCGCTCGGTTCGTTGCGGCGGACTCGGCTGCGGACCGTAGGCTGGCGGAGCTTCGGGAGGAGCTGCGGCTGGTTGGCGCTACCGACGAGGCGCGGACGCGCGCGCTGGCGACCGTTCGCGCCACTGCTGAGGCGCAGGTACAGTTCAGGGACGCTCCGGCGAACCAGCAACTCTACATCGACAAGCAAGTCGAGATTGCAGTCGTGACCGAACGTGTCGCCGCAGCCACCCGCGAGTGGAACGACGCGCTGTTCTTCAACGCTGACAGATGGGATCTGATCGCGCGCAACGTCCAGAGCGCCGCAAGCGGCATCGCCGAGGCGTTCGGAAGCGTCGGCCGTGCGGTCGGTGACATGGCCTCAATCTACGCCAATTTTATTGCCGACCGCGCGCGCGCGCAGGCGGAGCACGATGCGGCTATCGTGAGGGCAGGAAACAGCGAGCGCCTGATTGCCCAAGAGAACGCTCGCTTCGCGCTGCGATCGTCCGGCGTTCAAATCCAGGCCTACGGCGACATGGTGTCGGCGGCGAAGGGCTTCTTCAAAGAAGGATCGACCGGCTACAAGGCGATGGCCGCAGCTGAGAAGGTCTACCGCGTTGCGCAGTTCGCTATGTCTATCCAGGCGATGGTGCAGAACGCGGCCGAGACATTGGGGTTCGTGACTACGAGCGCCGCCCGCGCGACCGCCGCGGGCGCAGAGGGCGTCGCCACACAGGCGAAGCTGCCGTTTCCCGCGAACATCGCCGCTATGGCTGCGACGGCAGCAGCACTGGCCGCTGCTGGGATTGCCGTGTTTAGCGGCGGCGGGGCTGGTCGGGTGTCGCCCGTAACAAATACCGGTGCTGGCACAGTGCTGGGCGACCCGGACGGGAAGTCGGACAGCCTCAAGCGCTCCATCGACGCGCTGAAGGAGGTCGACACGCTGATGCTGTCCACCTCGCGCGGCATGGCGGCGTCCCTCCGCTCGATCGACAACCAGGTCGGCGGCTTCGCGGCGCTGGTAGTGCGCGCAGGCGACGTGAACGCATCGGCGGGTGTCGACACGGGCTTCAAGGCCAATGTGGTCGGGTCGGTCCTGGGCTCGATCCCGGTCATCGGCGGGCTGCTCAAAGGCCTGTTCGGCACGTCAACCAAGGTGATTGGCGGCGGGCTGTATGGCGGCGCGCAGTCGCTCGGCTCCATCCTCGACGGCGGCTTCGACGCGGCGACCTACTCGGACGTCGAGAAGAAGAAAAAGCTGTTCGGGATCACCACCAGCACGAAGTTCCGGACCGAGTACGGCGACGCGGACCCGACGCTGGAGAACCAGTTCACGCTCGTCCTCCGCAGCTTCAACGAGGCGATCGTCGCTGCGGCCGGGCCGCTCGGCGTGGCGACTGGCGACATCGAGGGGCTGCTGCGCGGCTTCGTGGTCGACATCGGCAAGATCGACCTGAAAGGTCTCACCGGCGCCGAGATCCAGGAGAAGCTGAGCGCCGTGTTCGGCGCGGCGGCCGATAACATGGCGACCGCCGCATTCCCCGGGTTCGAGCGGTTTCAGAAGGTGGGCGAGGGCATGTTCGAGACGCTGGTGCGTATCTCGTCCACCGTCGAGGCCGTGACCTCGTCGCTCGATTTGCTGGGTGCCGGCACGCGAACGCTGGGCATCGATGCGAAGATCGGGCTGGCCGATCAGTTCGACAGCGTCGGCGATCTGACCAGCGCGGTCGAAGGCTACTTCCAGACCTTCTACACCGAGGCGGAGCAGGCTGCGGCGAAGACGGCGCAGTTCGGCAAGGTATTCGAGAGCCTGGGCCTTTCCATGCCCGGTACGCTCGCCGGGTTTCGCCAGCTGGTGGAGGCGCAGGACCTGACCAGCGCGGCCGGGCAGGCGACCTATGCCACCTTGCTCCAGCTCGCCCCGGCGTTTGCCGACCTGAAAACGGCGATGGACGGCGCGAAGAGCGCGGCGGACGTGATGGCCGAGCGCCGGGACCTGGAGCGCCGTCTGCTGGAGTTGAACGGCGACACGGCCGCGATCCGCGCGCTCGATCTCGCCAAGCTCGACGCGAGCAACCGTGGGCTCCAGCAGCAGATCTACGCCGTGCAGGACGCCCAGGAGGCTGCGCGCGCGGCCGACGAGCTGCGCAAGGCGTGGGCGTCGGTGGGCGACGGCATCATGGACGAGGTGAAGCGCATCCGGGGCCTGTCCGGCGCGGAGCAGGGCGGCGGGTTCGCGGTCCTCATGGGCCAGTTCAACGCGGCAAACGCGGCGGCACGCGGCGGCGATCAGGATGCGGCCAAGAGCCTGCCCGGCATCAGCCAGGCGCTGCTGAACGCGGCGGCGCTCGTCGCGACCAGCCGCCAAGAACTTGATCGGGTTCAGGCGGAGACGGCCGCGAGCCTGGAGGCCACCTACGGCGCGATCAGCGGGCTGTCCGGCGCGAAGGCGACGAGCGCCATGGATACGCTGACGGCGGCGGCGAGCGCGTCCCGGGCGGCGACCACCCCAAACGCGGCGAACGACAGCATGGCGGCCGAGATCCGGTCTCTTCGGGAGGAGGTCGCGGCCATGCGGGCGGAGAACAACGCGGGCCATGCAGAGAACGCCAGCGCCAACAAGCGATCGGCCGCCGTGCTGGAGATCGTATCCGGCGCGACGGGTGGTGATGCCTTCAACGTGTCCTACGCCGCGTGAAGGTCGTGACCAACGGTGGCGAGGTGATCGACCTCGGCACCACCGAGACCATCCCTACCATCGGCATCACGGACTATAGTCGCCGCGTCACCGACGACTTTGGGGTGACCACGGTCGTGAAGCGCGGGTTCGCGCGTCGGCTGTCGGTCCGGCTGGCGGTGCCGTTCGATGCGGCGGACGCGTTGCAGCGCCGCCTCGCCGAGCTTCGAGCATCACCCGCGCTCTGGGTGGCAGACGATCGGTTCGACTGGCTGTCCGCGCGCGGCTTCTACAAGGACTTCGCGCTCGATCTGGCGACGCCGCCGCTCAGCCTCTGCACGCTGACCGTGGAGGGCTTGGCCGAGACGGAGACGGTCGCCGATCCCGGCGGGGACCCGGCGGCCGGCGGGCAGGCCTCCACGCTTCAGCTGCTCCGGCCCACGGTCATCACGGCCGCCCAGCTGACGGCGACCAACGTTCCCGAGACCGACCATCCCGAGTGGGCGAGCTCTACATCCTACCCTCTGGGCGCCCGGGTCATCAAAGCCTCGACGCACCGCATCTACGAGAGCGTCGCCGCAGCCAACGTCGGCAACGACCCGGCGGGCACCTCGGGCAAGTGGCTGGACCTGGGGCCTACCAACCGCTGGGCGATGTTCGACGAAGCGCTCGGAACGACAACGACCGCGGCGGACATTATCACCGTCACGCTTCAGGCTGGCATTGTCGACGGCGTCGCGCTCTTAGACGTCGTCGGCACGAGCGTCCGGGTTCAGGCAAACGCCTATGATCGCACGCAGGCCGTAAGCGCAGGCGCGGTCGTGTTCCTCGATATGCCCGAAGGTAGCGCGCCGGTTCACGTCACCGTCTCGGGAAGCGGCCCCGTCTCGGTCGGGACGCTGATCGTTGGCCGCCGGGTCGCGCTCGGCGTGACCGAAGCAGCGCCGACCGCCGGCATCACCGACTACAGCCGCAAGGAGATCGACGACTTCGGCGAGGTAAGCGTCGTGGAGCGGGCGTGGTCCAAGCGGATGACGGTGCGTGCGCTGATCAGGACAGACGTGCTCGACGTGGTGGCCAACCGCATCGCGGCCGTGCGTGCGCGGCCATGCCTTTGGATCGGGCAGGCGGGCCTGGATAGCCTGACCGTGTACGGATTCTTTAAGGAGTTCTCGATCGAAGTCGGGGAGAGCGTCAGCAAGCTGTCGCTGTCGATCGAAGGTTTGAGCAAGGCCGCGCCGGTCGGCGGTCCCCTGACCGGACCACGAGGCGAGAAAGGCGATAAGGGCGACCCGGGCGAGAATGCGCCGCTCGTCTTGGTGCAGTGGTCGGTCGACGGCGTGTCGGGCTGGCATACCGACTACCAGGACGGCGACAAGTTTCAGCGGCAGTCCGTCGATGGCGGCGCGAGCTACGGGCCCGCTGTCCGCGTCGTCGGCGAGGCCGCGACCAGCGGCATGGACGGCGTCTCGCCATCGATCATCTTCCGCCGTTCGGCTACGGTGCCGGCGACCCCTGCCCAGGATACCGGCAACCCGCCCCCGGGCTGGTTCGATGGACCGCCCGGGGGCACGGATTTCCTCTGGCAGTCCACCAGCCGCTTCCGTGGAGGAACCCAGCTTCAGGGCTGGAGCACGCCGGTGCGCATCAGCGGCCGAGATGGCGTGGACGGGGTCGACGGCCTTCCCGGCGTCGACGGCTCAGACGGGGTGACCTGGTTCACCTATTTTGCCTACGCCAACAGTCCGGACGGCACTCTCGACTTTACCACCGGCCAGCCCGGCACACGCGCCTATGTCGGCTTCGGCACCGGCACGTCGCCGTCCGAGCCGCAGGTCGCCTCCGCCTATAGCTGGTCGGCGTACAAAGGGTCGCCATTCGGCATCACGACGCGGGGGTCTGTGGTGGTGGCCGGTGACACGGTCGCGAAGCTTCCCACCGGTGCGGCAGCTTGGGACAGCGACGCATACTCGACAGTCGGCTTCCGCGGCGGCTGCCAGGTCGGGTTCCGAGCGGCTTCGACTGGGTCGAACTTCATGGCCGGCTTGAACGGTGACCCTGCCGGCGACGTTGGCTTCGCCTCGCTGGATCACGCTTGGTACTGCCTCGCGGACGGCACGTGCAGGATCTTCGAGGCGGGCCAGCAGGTCGCAAATGCTGGCACCTACTTCACCGACACCGACTTCCAGATCGTCTACAAGGGCCAGACCGTACGCTATCTGAAGAACGGGTTCGAGATACGATCCGTTGCCGCTCAGCCGGATAAGCTGTTCTTCTTCGACAGCAGCTTCCTCTTCGCGGGAGCCAAGCTTACCAACCTGACCTTCGCGGCGGCCGGCGCGGACGGGCGGGATGGGACGGACGGGCTGGACGGCAGCGACGGCCTGAACGGCGCCGCGGGCGCGAACGGCCAGACCAGCTATGTCCACTTCGCCTTTGCGAACTCGCCGGACGGCACCGTAGACTTTACGACCGGGGCAGCTAGCGGGCGCTACTATATCGGCACCTATACCGACTTCACGCCAGCCGACAGCGCCAACCCGACCAGCTACGTGTGGTCCCTGTTCCGGGGTGCCGACGGCACGAACGGCATCGACGGCGGCGACGGTAAGAGCGTCCATATCGCATACGCCGATAGCGCCAACGGAACGGTCAATTTCCACCTCAGCGACGGTGCCGGGCGAAGGTATATCGGCACCTATACCGACACGACTCTGGCCGACAGCACCAACCCTGCCGCTTATACCTGGTCGTTGATCAAGGGCGCGGATGGTAACGACGGCTCGCCCGGTAATGATGGCCAGGACGGCGTCACGGAAGCGATCGCGTTCATTCGCGCAAGCACCCAGCCGGCAACGCCAATCAGTGCCGCAAATCCGCCTCCCGGCTGGAGTGCCGCCGATCCGAGCGGCGTCGGCCTCCTCTGGCTGACCAAGGCGTCCTACCGGGCCGGGATCCAGCTAACCCCGTGGGGCACTCCTCAGCGCGTCACGGGCGACCAAGGCGCGCCCGGCATTTCGGCTCCGCAGCCGGTCGAGTTCGTCGGCAACGGCGCTGATCTCGCCCCCGTGCTCGTGCAACCGGGACAGACGATCACAGCGGTCTGCCGACTTCGGGCATTCGCGAGTAGTGCTGGAGAGGCGTCGCTCCAAGTGACCGCGCAGCCGGACGGCGGAGGCGCGGTGGTGATCGGCTCGCAGACGAAATCCGCCGGCGCGAGCGAAGTGGTTGTGCTCACCGCGACTGGAACCTGGACGAATACGGGAGGGGTCGAGCGGTTGGCCTATGTCAGCGCGGTCCTGTTCGGGGGCGCTAACCCGACCGCCCAGGACGGTAATTCCAACTACCTGAGGGTGACCTGATGGCCTGGCTCGTTATCGACGCCGAATCCCACGACGTCGTGTCGGGTCCACACGACCTTGAGCCGAAGCCGGCCGCGGGCCGATACACGACGCTCGTGATGGCCGGCTTTCCCGATACACGGGCGTGGTCAGCGCCGATGCGTGGATTCGTCGCCGTTGACGACGAGGCCGCTCTAATCCGGAAAGTCAAAGCCGACGCCTCGTCGCGCAAGATGAAGGTGCTGACCACCGGCACGGCGAAGTCTAAGATCTACGCGGCCAAGCAGGCGGAGGTCACCGCCTTCTATGCGGCCGGCGGCGCGACTCAGTCCGTGTCGGCGGCGCTGGCGATGATCAACAACATGAGCGCGCTCGAACGCGACCGCAGATACCGATATGCGCTCGTATCGGCCAAGCTCCGCGGCGAGACGACAATCCAGAAAGCGATCGAGCGGTTCAACGCCGGCGCGCTCTTCTCGGATAAGGAGGTCGCCCGGATCGAGGCGATTGAGGAGCTTGGCTGCGAGCGCATCCGCGCGGCCACGACCGCCGCCGCCAAGCGCGCTGCGTTCGCCGCGATCAACTGGAACTGGGCGGGCTGACCGCCCGCGAACGGAGTGCCCTCAGCATGAACACCCAAGGTGCCGCGCGGTGAGCGCGGCCAGCCCCGCCGCGCGCGCTCTCGGCGCTACGCCCGAACAGGTGATCGCCAACATGGGGTCGGTCGCGGCACCGTCTTTCGATGGACAAGGCTGGCTCGTCGCGCTCAACCTGGGCTGGATGACGGCCGGCTTTTGCCTTTGCCTCATGCTCACAGCCAAGATGGTCCGGGATATCTGGCGGTGTCGGGCGTACGATCGGCTGCGCGAGGGAGCGCAGATCGCGCGTCTGATGATCCTGTGCTTCGCGACTGCGGGCGTCCTTCGGTTCGGCGGTGAGGCGTTCGCCTTATGGGGCTGGGACCCGCGCGACCCGGCTATGACGGTGGCGGCCGCACACACGAAGCGGCTGCTCGATCCTATTTCCGCGCCGCTCGCGTTCCTCGGGTTCGGTGTATGGGTGCTGGCCGAGCCGAGCTTCATCGCGCAGCTGCGGCTTCGACCTCCTCCGGTCAACATGTGGCGCACGCTATCGCGCCTTCGCCGCCCCGCGCTTGTCACCGCCCTTTGCTTTGCCGTCGCGATCGGCGTGGTGACGACGCGGTGATTGACCGAGTGGTTGCGGGGGCCGCAAGCCTCGCACTCGCTGCGGTCACCGCCCGCGCCGCGCAGCCGATGATGCTGCACTTTTTCGGAATGCCCTTCGAGGTCCCGTCGATGCTGGCGGCGCTGTTCGGCTGTATCGTCACCCGCGTGATGGTCGGTCAGTCCGACAAGGTGTCGCGCTGGGGCGTGAGGCTGACCGTCGACGTGCTGACAATTGGTGTGACCTTCTTCCTGGTCGTCTCCGTCCAGCCGGTTCTGCTGACCGCCTTGGTTCTTGGCATCACTGTCGCCGCGCTCGGCAAGGGCATCGTTCAGATCGCCGAGACCCGCGGCCGACGCCTGCTCGACGCGCTGCTGCCAGGTGGTCCCGACGATCATACGCCGCCCCCGCCGCGGGCCGATGCCGACAATGTGGAGGGCATCGGCCGAGCCCTGCGGCAATTGGACACGCCGCCCAACCCCTGACCTTCGACACTGGAGAACGATGATGATCGACGTTGCCAGGTTGCAGCGGCGGGTCGGCTGCGCGCCGGACGGTGTAAATGGCCCGACCACCATGACGGCACTGTTCGCCAAGCTGGGGGCGAAACGGGACATTGCGGCCGAGCTCGGGCTCGCCGCAGCCGTCCACTTCGTCGGCGCCGGGTTGCTCGTGTCCGAGCTGCGCCTGGCGCACGTCCTTGCGCAGCTCGGACACGAGAGCGACGGCTTCAACGCCATGGAGGAGTATGCCTCCGGTCACGCCTATGAGGGCCGCGGGGATCTCGGAAACACCCAGCCCGGGGACGGCAAGCGGTACAAGGGCAGGGGGCCGATCCAGGTAACCGGCCGGGACAACTATCGACGGTACGGGCGCAAGCTCGGCGTTGACCTCGAGCGCCGACCGGAGCTCGCGTCCGCACCCTCGATCGGGCTGATGGTGAGCTGTGCCTATTGGACCGACAGAGGATTGAACGCGCTCGCCGACCGCGACGATATTAAGGCGATCACGCGCAAGATCAACGGCGGCCTGAACGGCCTCGCCGATCGCGTCGACCGGCTGGCGGTCGCGAAGGCGCTGCTGGCCTGACCGGCCGGGCCGGACGCTCGTCTCGCGCCGCGGCCAACAGCCTCGCCCACGTTCTCCGAACCCATGCCGCCAGCTGCCCCATTACCGCTCCCTAGCGGGACCGTGGGCCCTAGCTGCTGAACCGACCCGACAGCCCCTGTTCAGCGAGGAGCCTACCCATGCGCCTGATCCTGTCTCTCGCCCTTGCGGCGAGCCTGTCCGCCTGCGCGACGTCCGCGCCTCTCGACCTCTGCAAGAGCGCCGAACTGCGCCGCACAGTCTACCTCACCGCGGTCACGGCGGCAGACGCCTTCATCGCGTCCGGCCGCGCGGTGCCGCGCGAGCTGCTGCTCGGCCGCCAGGCGGCGGTGACCGCGCTGGCGCTGCTCGACGCCCGCTGCCCCGCCCCGCGCGCCTGACCCGCAACCCGACCCCGACAACCGAACGGAGGCCACCATGGCAATCGACACCATCAGTATGAACTCGCCCGGCCTCGATCGCTCGCTGGCGTTCCGCGACTCCCGCCTACCCGGCACGCTTCAGAGCGGCACGGCGTACACGCCCGAGCTGGCGGACATCGAAAAGGTGATCCGGTTCACCGGTGCGGTCGCGGCTGTGCTGACGGTGCCGAGCGATGACGCGTTGAGCTTCCCGATCGGGACGGTGCTGACCGTCGCGCGCGACGGGGCGGGCGCGGTCACGATCGCTGCGGCTGCGGGGGTGACGATCAACCGTGACGCGGGCACCACGGCGGCCATCGCGACGCAGTACAGCCTCGTGAACCTGCGGAAGACGGCCGCGAACACCTGGTCGCTGTTCGGCGCGCTGGTGGCGGCATGAGGGGCGTAGTCCGAACCGTTCGGGTGGGCCGGGCTAAGCCTCGGCCCTTCGCGATCGGCGGCACTCCGACCCCGACACCCACTCCCTTGCCGTCGCCCTCGCTTTCCCTCTCGTCAGCATTGGTCCAGCCCGAAGGGAATAGCGGCACGACTGCGTTCATCTGGACGCTCACGCTCAACCGCGATGGCTCGACCGCCGCGTATCCGTTCAACTGGGCCGTGACTGGCAGCGGCGCGAGCCCGGCGGACGCGGCCGACTTCGGCGGCGCCTTGCCGAGCGGGTCGGGCACTTTCGCCGCCGGTGAAACGAGCAAGAGCATCACGGTCCTGGCGAGCGGCGACACGGCGGTAGAGCCGACCGACAGCTTCACCCTGACGGTGACCGCGGCGGGACTGAACACGATCACCTCGACCGGCACGATCAGCAATGACGATGTGGCCGCGCCGTCGCCTATCGCGTTCGGCACTCCAATCATTACGATTGGCCCGTCTATCCAGAACGTCGTCAACGTTCTGTCGCCGCGTGTTCATATGTCAGCGGCGTCGCTCGGTCATCTATACCCGACGCCAGGCACCAACCAAGCCACCGGCGCCGCGAGCGCGCTGACGACCGGCACCGGTAGTACTGACAACTACTACGAGCACCCGCTGCGCATCGACATGGTGATGAAGCAACTCGGCGACCCGGCCGCTCGCGGCAAGGTCTTGGTTCAGTACGACCCTGGCCCCAACGACGTGTTCAGCGCGGCGAACGTGGCGAACCTTGTGGCGGCGATGGATCGCTGGATCGCGCGCGTCACCGGGGCGGGGCACATGATTATGCTGTCGCCTGTGCTGGAGGCCAATTCGTTCGTTACGGACTCCGTGCGCCAAGCAGCGCGGCAGGCGTTCAACGACACGATGGCAACCCGCCATGCTCCGGGGTCAGGCATCTTCTACTGTGGCTCGCGTCTAGCAGCGACGAACGGCCGGATGGTGGTGGGCGATCTGTCGTACGACGGGCTGCACCCAAACTGGAAGGGCGGACAGATCATCGGCGCGGCGGACTGGGGTGACCTCGCGCCGTTCGCGGGTGCAGGTTCGCTCTGGACTGATGCCGCATCCTACGTGGCTCCGTTTGGTCAGGCATCGAACAGCAAGGGCGCGTTTGGTGGCAACACGGGTGTCGCAGGAACTGGTGCCTCGGGCGAAGTGGCGGCCGGGTGGGAGGTGTACGCCTCAAGCAACGGTCAGGCTGGCGGGACGACCACCGGCGTAACCGCGACCTGCTCCAAGGGAGCGCCGGTTCAGCGGACGATCAACGGCCAGACGATCACGCTAAACCAGCAGATTATCCGCCTTACCGGCACGGCGACGGCGGCAGGGCAAGCCGTCCTCATCGGCCAGATCGTGAAGGGCCTGAACGCCGCGCAATATTTCAACGCTGGCGAGTTCGGCCAAGCCGCGTTCCTTTACGACGTGTACGGAGCGACGCCCGGCACGGCACCAGTGGGCATTGGCGGTATGGGCATCCAGTACGGATTGCTCGGCTCCGCGTTTAACAAGATCATCAACGCCAGCGCGAACACGCCTGGAGCGGCAATGTCCTACGGCAGCCGCACGGTACCGGCGCAATCGTTGAAGCTGAACGGAGCGCAGAACCTAGAGATCGCGGCCTCGTGGGCGAGCGGCGCGGTCGTGGACACGACCATCGTGGTCTATCAGGCGGTCGCAATGCAGGTCGAGCAGATGGCCTATGCCGCCCCGTTCAACCTCTCGACTGCGTTCCCGAATGGCGCGAACCCACTGACCCGTCGCCCGGCGTTGACCGGCTCGGTCGCGGTCGGTGGAACGGGCATCCTGAACCCGCCTGCCATGTCGGGCGGCGGGGTAGGGCTGTATGGCAACAGCCACATTCGCCGTGCCGACAACTCGACCATCGCTACCTACGCGCCGACCGCTAATCCGTTCACGCGCGTGTGGCAGGCGGGAGACGCAGGCGTTGTGCGGATGACGGCTGAGACAGCCAACAGCTTCGGCTCGCTGGTAGTGGACGACGGTCCGACGGTAACGGTCGCGTGATGACCGATGTGGCCCGTCACATGCCGATTAGGGTAACCTCGCACGGCGGGCAGTATCCGCGCTCGCCCAAATCAGCCCGACGCTCCCGGCAAAGGCCGCACGCGCCTGGCGGCGTTTTGAACAATCGAATAAGCCTCACCAGCCAGCTCGTTTCGCGTGTCGTCATCAACATCATGGGACGGATCATGCCGAAACCGCGACGAGTTGCAAGACAGAGCCGCGCGTGACCGTCGCCCCCAACTTCCGCCAGTCCGTCCTCGACATCCGTGACGCGGGGATCATCTGCGACGGCGTGAAGCGCGGCCAGTCGGCCGAGATCGCCCGCGTGTTTGAGCTGGCGCGCAAGCACCGGCTCCGGCTGACCGGCGGCGGCGCGCTCTATCTGGAGCAGACCCTCCCGGCGTCCGGCGTCGAATGCGACTTCGACCTGATGCCGATCGTGACAGTGCCGTTCGACCTGCTGTCGCTGAACAAGGCCACCAAGCCTCACGCGCGCCCGGCCTGGTTCGCCCCGGGCAAGCCGGGCATCATCACCGAGGCGGTATCCGGCAAGGGCGGCAAGCCTTACGTGCTCGGCGTCGTCGTGGACGCCGGCCGCGGCCCGGCCGGCGGCGACCTGTACCGGCTGACCCAGCGGTTCGTGGTCCACGGCGACGGCGATGCCGCCTTCGGTTACATGCCGACGACGATGCGGGTGCGAGTTCTGAACGACAAGAGCCCCGGTACTCAGGTCGTGGTCGGCGGCGGCTATGGCTTCGCTGGCATCGGCATCGTCGGCGACACCGAGAGCGGCCGGTTCCGAACCGACGCCGTCGGCGACGCGGTCGCGGCCTGGGTCGCGTCGGACGCGCGCGGCTCGCCTGACGGGATCTCGCTCGACATCAACGAGCGCGGCTGCATGGCGTCCTACTGGGAGAGCAACAACTTCGAGGGGTCGCCGACCGTCAGGATCTCGAACCAGTCCCGCGCTACGCCGAAGGAGGCAGACTGGGCGCGCTACTTGGTCCGCACCGGCAAGGTGACGCACCTCGAAATGGTGAACACGCGCGGCGGCAGCGGCCTGGGCCTGTTCGCGGGCAAGGACGACGGCTCACCTATCGACACGCTACGCTGGGATGCCGACTACAAGGAGGGCGGCTCGGGCACACTCTGCGACATCCACGCGCGGGTCCTGCGCGGCCGCGTCGAGATCGCGCGGTGGAAGGGTGAGTGCGGAGCGCGGGTGCGCGCGGACGACCGGGCAAGGTTCTCCGGCGCGGTAGACGGCCGCAGCGCGCTCTAGGTCCTACGCCAAGCGGTGAGGTTCGCCGGAGTCTCGTCGCCGTAGCACACCGAGCATCACCTCGACGTGCCCGCGGTACGCCTCCCTCCACATGCCCGCATCTTCCCACGGCCAATCGGGCGTGCTGGCCAGCCAGATCGAGGCGGCAATCTCGTCCACTTCGTCGCCGTTGCTGACGGGCCGCCACGGGTCGCGCGCGCCGAGTTCGCGCTCGTCCATGCGCCAGTGCTGCGCGAGCGCCAGCCGCACGTCCTCGGGCAGCACCTTGGGTGAGCGCCGCTCGATGAACTGGTGCAGATACGCCGGGTTGCGGCCGATCGCCTCCGAAAGCGAGGCCAGGCTTTCGCCGCGAATGGCGGCTGTCGCCGCGACTTTGGCGCGCACCTCCTCGGGCCCGAGCGGAGCGGGGGTGGCGTAACACGACTTCGGCGCTTTCGACTGTTTCACGATCCGACTCGCTTGCAACTTTGTTCCGGTTACGTTCCATAGCGGCATGAACCGGCAAGCGCGAATCACGGTCGACGTTGCCGTCCAGGTCCTGCGGCGGGCTATGTCCGAAAGCGGAGTAGCCAAGCAGGACACCGCGCCTGTCCGTCTCGCGCTGCGCGTCCTCTGGCATCACTGCCCGGAGCGATGGCCGCTGGTGACGTTCTGGGAAGCGTCGGGCCAGGCCAACGAGATCGGGCGGGCTCAGGGCACCACGGCCGCATTCAACGGGATCGTGCGGCAGCTGCGGCGAGCGGGCGCTTACTCCGACACGCCGCCCTGAGCGCACGCGCTCCAAGCTAAAGTTTCGAACACGTCCGCAGGTGCGTCGCGCTAGTGCGCGTCAGCCGAGCGGGGCTGCCGTGGTCCAACACGGCAGCCGGCGCGGGGGCGCGCCACGACCGGTCGGCAACGCCGGCCATCCCGCACCCGCTTTCGCGGGCGTGGACCTTGTGAGCGTCAAATGATTGAAGACTCGAAAACGACAGCGGTTCGACCCGTAAGCCCGGTCGCGCCTTATCTCGGCGGCAAGCGCAACCTCGCCCGCCGTCTCTGCGCCCTGATCGAGGCCATCCCCCACGACAACTATGTCGAGCCGTTCGTCGGCATGGGCGGAGTGTTCCTGCGCCGATCAACCCGGCCGCGCGCTGAGGTGATCAACGATCTATCCCGCGACGTGACGACGCTGTTCCGCATCCTCCAGCGCCACCATCAGGCGTTCATGGACATGCTGAAATGGCAGATGACCAGCCGAGCGGAGTTCGAACGCCTGGTCGCGGTCGACCCGGACACGCTGACCGACCTGGAGCGAGCGGCGCGGTTCCTGTACCTTCAGCGCCTGTCGTTCGGGGGTAAGATCAGCGGCCGCAACTTCGGCGTCGACCGGCGAACGCCGGCGCGCTTCGACGTGACGAAGCTCGCGCCGATGCTGGAGGATCTGCACGACCGGCTCGCTGGCGTGAAGATCGAGCGGCTGCCCTATGCCGACCTGATACGGCGGTACGACGCGCCTGGCACGCTGTTCTACCTCGATCCGCCCTATTGGGGCTGCGAGGAGGACTACGGTCGGGGCACGTTCGCGCGCGCTGACTTCGACCTGCTGGCCGAGCAGCTGGCGGGCATTCAGGGCCGGTTCGTGCTGTCGATAACGACACGCCCGGCGCGCGGGAGGTGTTCGGCCGGTTCCGCTTCGACGAGGTGGAGACGACCTGGACCATCGCGACGGCCACCGTGGGCGCGGGCCAGCGGGTCGGCGAGCTGATCGTTACCGGGCCGGGGTGATCATCGGGCTTCCGATGGCGGCAAACGATGTTCCACTTCGACCGCACCGGACTGGCACCGGAATAAGGATCCGAAAACCGGTGCTAAGTGATGGTCGGGAAGAGAGGATTCGAACCTCCGGCCCCTGCCTCCCGAAGGCAGTGCTCTACCAGGCTGAGCTACTCCCCGACGGAGTCCGCCGGCCGACGTACCGGCCAGTGTGCTTGGAGGCGCGTCCATAGCCAGCGCCTCTTCTCCACGCAAGCGTCAACCGCGCGCGCCGAGCAGCGCCTCCACGCTCACGAACTTCTCACGCGGCGATCCCGCTCGCGCCGCGGCGACCTCCGCCCCGTCGATCCGCTGCCAGTCGCGGAAGGTGACCACTTCCACGCCGCGTGCCGTCAGCAGCTCGTCCAGCCCCGCGCGCCCGCGCTTGCCGCTGTCGGGCATGGTGTCGGCGGCGATCCGGTCGATGATGGCGAAGCCGTCGGGGCGGTTGGTGCCGATAGTGCCCGTCGGCCCTCGCCTGGCCCAGCCGACCGCGTACAGCCCCGGCGCGACCCGCCCCTCGTCGTTCGCGAACCGCCCGAGCTTCGCGTCATAGGGAACGCCGTCGATCGGCGGCGTGCGATAGCCGATGCAACTGACCACCAAATCGGCGGGCACGGCGTAGGTCTCGCCCGTCATCACCACTCCGCCGTCCGGGTCCAAGCGGGTCCGCTCCACGATCACGCGCTCGGCGCGGCCCTCGCCTTCGATCCGGATCGGCGCCGCGAAGAAGTCGAAGACCAGACGAACCGGCTTGCCGCCATTCCGGGCAG